GCTGGGTCATTCCAAATGTATAACTCTACGCTTGTGTCGTCATTTGCCGAACCTGACTGCGTTACGTAATAAGGTGAACGTGCGAAAATCATAATTTATTCAATGTATATGCTAAGAAATCGTCTATCTCTAATCCGAAAGCCTCTACTATATCGTCTGAAACTTTCTTGAACTCTTTGTTAAAAGGCTTTGTAAAAAATAAACTAGGCTTTAGACCGTTCCTGAATATTGATCGTGCAATAAGAAACTGCAAAGACTTTCTGCTTACAAACCTTCCCTTTTCATCTTTACCCATTCCTTTCTTCACTATCCACTTATCTAACTTACTTGGTGGTGGCATCTTGGTTGTATAGGAGAATGGAGTTTTATATTTCTTCCGTGTTCCGCTAACCCCCTTATCCACAAATTCACCGTAATCACCTAGCGTAAAAGAAAGCCTAAAGTTATTAGTCTTGTAAACTTCTAGTTCACCGTCAATAGAGTTAAACAACCTACCCGACGACTTTTTGCCCTGCCGTGATAGTTCTTTCTTAGACTCGGCTATCACTTTGTCTTTGAATCGTTCTAACTCCTGTTTAACGTTGTCTAGCATTTCGTTTTAATAGTTTCCTTTCTAAGTCTTGTTTCTGTTTCTCAAAGGTTAGGTAGGTAAGACAAGCGGATAGTGGAAGCCTTGTAACTTCCTCAAACCTTCTAAGGTCTCCGTGAGAGATTGCATAGATGCTTTGATACCATCCCCATTGTTTACCGAACTGTTCTTCCTCTGTAAAACCGTCACCTCCCCCTGAATATAACTTAGGGAAAGCTGTAATAACTCGTTCCCTAAATGATAAAAAAAAACAACTGCACCCATTACCACATCTAAAGGTGCATACTTCATTACATCTGAGTAATTCGCTGTTCCTTCGTATTGCTCTATAAGGTATTTACCGTCTTTCTCTTTGGTGATAGGTCTGAACATTACCGCCATGGCTTTGTTCATGTTTTGCCAGTCACCGATGTTGTTTTCTAAGTCTATGTACTCCCCGAACTCCATAGCCTCTAACTCAGGAATAAAAGCAAACTCCTTACCTGCTAGTTTAAATCGGTTAGTGAACTTCTTTTCGCCCTCAAACAGTTTGTTTAAATGATCGCTTACTTCTATTACTGACTGAGCATTAATTCTTAGCACGTGGCTTAAAGGAATCTTACAGAATATAGAAAGCATCTTTTGTCTTATGAATTCGTCTGAGTCCGTGTTTTCATACACACGCATGAACGCCTGATATTGCTCTAGCGTTATGTCGTTAAGTGAACTCGGAACATTGATTTCGACTTTCATATTTAAATAACTTTAATTCTTGTTTTTGTATAACATGACATGATCGTAACAGGCAACCAACGCCTTAAAGTGTAGCCTGAACCTCATAGGGTCGTCAAAGATTATCTTTACCCGCCTTCCTGTACGGTGGTAAATATATCCTTCCACGACAGCCACATATTCGTCAAGGTTAATATATTGCGTATTGCCCACTTGCCCTGTTTAATCCTATTGTCATCATTTCGTGATATCTCCAAGCGTCAATAGCGTGGTTGAAATCGTCAATAGGTCTGTTTAATGATTTCCCTGACTTATCTGTCATCCAAACATAACCCCTTAGTTCTTTGATTAGGTTGGTGGATTCCCTGGTGACTAAATACTCGTAGTTCTGCATAGACTGAATTCCGAACACTATTGAATCCCTTCCTTTGTCTACTGCCTTGATTTGTATTCCGTATCTACGTATCTCATCTATTGATTTAGGCTCTGCACTATCAGCGTAGATTATTACGTCTTTCGGTAGTCTACTTGCTATCTGTTGGTTACTTAATCCTTTCTCGTAGATGCGCTCGTTAAGTATCCGTTTACCGTCATATGAATAAATCTCAATACACGCTGTTGGGTCGTTTGTATAACCAAAGTCTAACCCAATGCCAATTAAACGTGCCTCAGTCGGAATTTTGTCGATTATCTGCCAATTATTAAACACTACACCTTGTAAACTTCCAACCTCCCCTAGTCCGTAAACCTTCCACCAATTATCCCAATAGGAAGATGTTTTGGCTTTCTCTCTTGCGCTTTCTATTTCAGATACAATAGATTGGTCTAGTGCTTCGTTGTCTTTGTAGTTAAGAATGATAAAGTCGGTATCTTCCTTGCCTACCAATTCAGTATGAGCCCAAAACTCAGATGTCGGGTTGAAGTCTATAAATATGTCTTTGTTGGTACGGATCATTAACTGATGAAAAGTGTCCCACGGAACGTTGTTAGCTTCGTTAACATACAAAACATTCCTTCTCGCTCCCCTTACCTTGCTTTCATCGTCTACACTAAAGAACTCAACGTAAGAACCATTAGCGAAAGTATAGGTTAATAAAGTTCTGTTCCAATGACTATCAACATACCTTCCCGTCATCTTCATAATCTTGAGAAAGTCTTTCATTGCACCCCTTCTAAGGTGTGGGATAGATTCAGAGACAACGCTTATTTCTAGCCCTGAGATTGCAGCAGCTTTATTGATTAGTATCGGTAGAATACCAAACGTTTTTCCTGCTGATGTTCCGCCCTGAATTACTTTCTTACGCTTCTTCAGCTTCAGAATCTTGTTGATCGCTGTCGTTCTCTTCAACATCTGGGAAAAGTGGTTGTTCTATTACTGTTGTTTGTGTCTTTTCTACTAGGTTGTTTAGTCGCTGTGTTATAGACGGGTTGTACATTCCTGCCATACCTCCTTCGATTTGGTCTTGTCGTACTTCTCTTCTTATACGTGAACAGATGGTTAAAAAGCGTTTGTATCTTCCGTTTGTATTAGCAAAGTAATGAGATAAATCACCTATAACATTCTTAGATGCAACATAGTTTTCAAATCCTTCTATTGTTAATGGTCTTTCTTTTTCTCTCTGAACATACTCAGCCATTTTCCCTACATAGTCACCTATTTTGAATGGGTTGCTTTTAGTGTATTCTTTATACTCTTGAAATAGACTCCAAAGGTGTTCTGGGCTTTCTATTTTGTTAGGTCTTCCCATGTGTCCGTGTTTTTATAGGCAGTTTACTCTTTTACGCTTAGTGTGTTCTGCATTAGTGTAAGTCCATACACCGTTATCTAGGTTGCAGTTCATCTCTGTGGTGTCCGTGTTGTAGTCGTTAGCCCAACCCATACCTGGTAGAAATACTTGGTGTATCTCGTAACAGTCACAGCTTGGAGGCGGAGTATACGTTGGTTTCGGCTTTTCCTTTTCACAGCTTAATAGTGAAATGATCCCTACGATTGCAAGGATGTAAGTAATGTACGGCATTAGAACTATTCCTGCCCAGTACAATTCTCTTAGTGAGTTATTTATTTTCTTTTTCATATTCGTTATATACTTTTCTTAAATCAGACATTCTTTCTTTCCAACATTGAGTGCAAGAAGACATTGTTTCTTTCTTGTTAAATACTCTATTGTATATCTTTAGTAGTGTGTCTTGGTCTTTGATGCTTAAGGTATTCGTCTTTTGGTATTTTCCTAACGTGTTATACTCTTCTTCCGTTAGACATTCTACATATCTAAACCACTTATTTAGCTTTTGTTTGCGGTCATCACATCCGCAGTCATCACCAAACAAAGTCTTAACCACTTTCTTAATACCTGTTGCTTCGGTAATCTTTTCTACCGTGTCGCCTAGACCTAAAGATACTTTGCCCTCAGTCTTTTCTATCTCAGCCTGTAAAATTATTTCGGCATCGTGTTTCTGTGGGTCGTACTCTAGCGCAGCTTTGTGTTTCTTCGCTGCTTCCATTTCGACTTTAGTTCTTCTTTGTCTTTTCGCCATTGTTTAGATCGTTTAACATTAGTTCAATATGAATTATTCTCTCTAGCCAAAACTTAGCGTCATGCAAGTTTCCGCCTTCTTTTAGCACCGTGTAATAAGCAGCGGCTGCTATGTCTTTTTGATTGCTTAGGTATGCTTTAAGTGTTTTCATTTAGTTATATTGATATAAGATGTTTTTAGTGTCCGTGATTTCGTATTCAAAGTGTTGCGTTTGAGCCTCGCCACAGCTTAACATATAAGTCAAGAAGATGCCGTTGTAAACGTAGTATGTAACCATGCGCTCACATTGCTCTGGGTCGTGTCGTAAATAGACCATTTGCCCAATGCTGTACTTTGCTTTAAATCCTATCGAAATCCCCATTGCAATAATCTTGAAAGTCTTCACCTAGTTCCTGATTTAGTCTTGCTCTACAATTCTTAATAGTATTGAAAATAGATGTTAGGCTTATATTGGTTTCTTTTTCTATGTCTCTCATGCTCATGTCCGTGTTTACGTATAACCTGAACAACTTTCTGTCATACCAATCCCAACTATCTATTTCCTGTTCGGCTTTCTGTATTATTAACTCATAACCGTGTTGCTCTTCAATGTCTGAAACTATGTCGTAACATTCAAACCCGTCTCCTATTCTTACCTTTTCAATTTTCTTCTTATCTGAATTGTAAAGGTGGAACATATTCCTTAAAGTAACATACACATAGAACTTATTAACGTGTCCGTGTTCATCTATAAACTTAGATTCGTTAGAGTATTTATGAAGCCTGAGATACATCTCTTGTACTAAGTCCTCAGACAACTCGCCAACTCCCCAAGAACGGACAACAGATACCCATTCTTTGTGATGCTTCGCTACTTTAGTTAACCATTCCACTTGATTAATTTTTTTGTCAAATATAATATTATTTTTTAATCTAATTGTATTTCATCTTTATTGCGTGTATTTTTTTTCTTCTCACCTCCTGATCTACACCTTCACCTAAACTCTTTTGTTTCTTGTGTCTTCGGTAATTATATAAGTACCTGGAGCAATAGCCTAACTTATGTCCGTTTTTTAGTAGGTATAGATTAAAGTCGTATTCTTCCGCACAGTCTAAAGACTCATCAAACATTCTATCCTTAAAGCATTCACGCCTATACATTAACGTACCACCGTGGATAACGTTGTTTAATATCATTTGGTCAAACGAAGGATTAGAACGCTTTGGTTTTTGCGTTTCTATATTCCCGTTAATATGGTTTAAAGCATCCCCATGTATGAAGTCAAAGTCTCTAATTGCCTTAACGCTGTCGGCTATTGAATTAGGCGTTAACCAATCGTCTTCACATAGGTATTTAATTAAACCCCCTGTGCTTCTCTCTATGCCTCTATTCAGGTTATACGCTACACCGTTATTGCTTTGGCTTATTATTAGTTCGATCTCACCTTTGTAAGTCTGAGCGTGAACGCTTTCAATAGCTTCGTTAAGCCATCCCCTGTCTACGCTGTATGGAATGATAATGCTTACCTTTGGGTATAACATAACAAATAGACTTTAGGTGAAATTAATTCTTTATGTGTGCAGTCCATACCCTCAAACGCTTTCTCAAAGTGTTCTAACTCTAACCTGAACGTGTGATATTGGTCGGGGTCTATTCCTATTCCCGTAAGAATGATAATGTTATTCTTTGCAATCTTACGCATATTCTCACACGCCTTGTAGAAGTCTCTGCAGTTATCCAAAACAGCAAAAGCACAAACAGTATCTACTGAGTAGTCTAAAACTTTATCGTCTTCAATGGCTAGTTCTACCGTGTTTTCAACTATTGGAAAAGCATCTACACCAATATACTCCACGCTCTCAGGTAGACATTGCTTTAAGAATTGACCACCGCAACCAACGTCTAATACGCTGTTACCGAAACCGCACTTAGTAATGTGGCTTTTATAGTCCCTTACTGCATTGTCAAGTCTGGCGTTATCGTCATTAGATGCCCTTTGTTTTCTTCTAATGTTTAGATTCTCAGTTGCCCTTACCCAATCTTTAATACTTGCTTTCATAAATTAAATCTTTAATCCGTGTTCCTGTTGATGTTATACTATGTCTGTCGTAAAAGTCTTTGTGCATTATCTCTTTAGATGCTTCAAAGGTTTCTCTGTCGTGTAATGTAGTGATCGTGTTTATGAAGTTTTCCTCCGTATTCGGAGTTAAGAAAGGTTGACCGCCATAAACATCTTCGTATGCTGAACGGTTAATATTATTAGTCACAACTAAACAACCCATTGCCGTAGCTTCAAAAGCACTAACGCCAAAACACCCGTAAGGATTCCCAGTCTGTGTAGGTGCAAACAACTCCAC